CTACTGAAGAATGGGAAGAATTTAGAGAAGACATTTTCTATGACTTCAGAAAAGATAATAACTTTACCGAAATGCGTGAAGCAGAATTGCTTCGTGAGCGTTTGAACCTATTAAGTGTTGTTGACCCATATATTGGTAGATATTACTCAGCAACATGGGTTCGTAAAAATGTCCTTCAAATGGATGATGAAGAAATTGAAGAAATGGATAAGGAAATAAAAGATGAAGAAGACAAAGGAATTGGCGGCCCTACTGTCCCGCCAGAACAACAAGCAGCCCAACAGGCCCAAGCAGAACAATACCCTCCCGAAGACAACACTCAGGAGGCAGGCTCCACGGAGTCGATGACACCACAACTTGATTCCGATGTAGAACGGTTTCAATCTATACTAAATAAGCGATAATTGGAGATAATAATGGAAACTACACAATTTATTGACCAGATAGCATCAGGACAAGCTTCTGAAGCTCAGTCAACATTAAATGATTTACTTTCAGCACGAGCATTTGAAGCTCTTGATGCTAGAAAAGTTGAATTGGCTAAAACTATTTTTAATGGTAAAGATACCGAAGAAGTAGAAGTCCAAGACACAGCTGATACACCAACAGAAGAAGAAACAGTATAACAGTAATGAAATCTTTATTAGAATTTAAAACTATTGTAGAAGAAGAGAAAACAGACTATTCTAAGTTTGATGCTCTTGTTCGTGCAGGTTTGGCTAACAAAGCTCAAATACAACGAATACACAAAATTTTAGATAAAATGGGTGAAGATAAACCTGTATTTAATAATGCAGATAGAATGATTATGCAGAACCTATTTAATAAAATGGTAGATTTGATTTCTAATAATAAGCAAATTAACATGCAGGCACGCCGTGCGGTTAAAGAAGAAATTGAAGCCTTTGATGAAGCTATCATAGACACTTCAGATTTTAAGATTGGACCATCAGGTCGTAAAGTAAAAGCACACCGAATTAAAGTTGGTGATAAAGTAGAAGAGGCAGTTAAAGACGATTCTAATGACCCACCATTTGTTTTGTTATTAAAGAGAAGAGCTATTCGCCTTTATCCAGACAAAACAAAAGTGGCACTTTACTATAATAAACAATTAGACAAATATTTTTCTGTTCCTTTTAATACTGAAATTGGTTCATATATTCAGGCAGAAGAGAAACAGATTGATGAGGCAGTTATGGACCAGCTTCATAAAATTGTTTCTGATAAACAATCACAATCAGTTAAATTTGGTAATGGACAAACTCGTAAAGTAGACCACTATACAGCGTCTGCTCTTACACAAGTTCATAAAGCTTTGAACGATGAAAATAAAAAGAAGTTTGCTGATATGGTGCATAAGTCACCAGAACATCTAGCTAAAGCTTCAGACTTTGCATTTAGTAAAGTAAAATGACCTTTGTAGATTTGGTTTTAAAAAACAATCTAAGTGAGGCAAAAGAAAAGTTATTTGCTCTCTTAGATGAAATAACAACTAATCGTTTAGCTGAAGCTAAAAGATATGTAGCTGAAGATATGCTTGAAGAGGTTGAGGTTCTTGATGAGAAAAGAAACCCTAACCTTATTAAAATGGGTAGAATCACTAAGATTCGCCGAAGAATTAGAAGAAATGCCAAGGGCAAAATTATTGTTCAAAAAAACAAAAGACGCTCTGGTATAAAAGGTTATCGTATTTCAGGTAATACTGTAAGACGAATTCCTGCTAATGTTAGATTAAGAAAGGCTCGTTTATTAAAACGGTCATGGAAAACAACTAGAAGAGCTAAATTGCGCCGAACACTATTGAAAAGAAAGATGTCAATGCGTAGGCGCTCATCATTAGGACTAAGATAAAATGCCATTTGAAATTACAAATACACTAAGAAGTTCTTCAATTATTAGAGTTGAAGGAACTGGCACAACAACAGTTGCCTTAGCTAACTTATCAGTTAATGCTAATGAAACTGTTTCTGCCGCTAATATTAAAAGAATTAATTGGTCAACAAATGGCAATATTCAAATTGTCCGTAATTCTGTTCCAATTGCTTCTTTACATGGTACAGGTGAGTTGCGTTGCGATGACTTTGGTCATTCTATAGCCAACAACAACACCCAATCTATTGTTATCACAGTTAATACTGGCGGTACATTAGTATTAGAGGTGTCAAAAGAAACAACTTATGCAACACCATTAACAGGATTCTAAGATGAAACTTATTAGAGAAACCGTAGAGAATGTAAAGTATCTTACAGAGGCTACTGAAAGTGGTAAGAAAAATCTTTTCATTGAAGGTACATTTTTGGTTGGCGATACAGTTAACCGAAACAATAGAATGTATAAAATGGAAACATTAAGAAACGAAGTAAATCGTTATAACGAAGAATACATTAAAACTAATCGTGCTTTGGGTGAGTTAGGCCATCCAGACACACCATCAATTAACCTTGAGAGAGTATCTCACAAAATTGTTTCCCTTGCAGAAGATGGAAACACATTTTATGGTAAGGCTCTCATTCTCGAAACACCATATGGCCAAATTGTTAAAAACTTTTTGGAGAACGATGTAAGCGTTGGTGTTTCATCAAGAGCTCTTGGTTCTGTTATGCAGACCAAAGAGGGTTATAATTTAGTCCAAGATGACTTAAAACTCGCAACAGCGGCAGACATTGTTGCAGACCCATCAGCTCCAGGTGCTTTTGTAAATGGCATCATGGAAAACAAAGAATGGATGTTCGTTGAAGGTAAGTTTGTAGAGGCTGACTTTGACAACGCTAAAAAACAAATACAGAGAGCGTCTTCACGCCAAATCGAAGAAGTAGCGCTTAAACTGTTTGAAAATTACCTACGAAAACTTTAATTTTATAAATAAGAAATCATAAGGAGAATCCTAATGGCAACAAATAAACTCATGGAAGCCGCTGCCGACATTCTTGCATCAAGTAAGAAATCTGCACCTGCTGAACCAATGCATAAAGCGGACACACAGGTGGTAGACCTAGGTGGCCCAAAACAAGATTTAGACGCCAATAAACCAGGCGGCGATATCTACGACAAGTATAAAGTTGATGGCGCTAAAGCAGCTAAATCTGCTACTGCACCTACAACCAAACCATCTGACGCTTCTCCAAAACAAGAAGAAGCTGAACAAGAAGATGCTGAAGTAATTGCAGAAACTTCACACATGAAAAAAGAAGAAATGAAGAAGAAGATGAAAGAGGACATTGATGCCCTTTTTGCTGACGATTCTACAATTTCTGAAGATTTCAAATCTAAAGTTTCTACAATTTTTGAAGCTCGTGTTCAAGACCGTGTCACACAGATTGAAGAAGAAACTGAAGCTAAGTATGCTGGTATGCTAGAAGAAGCTGTTGAAGCTATTCGTGCAGACTTGACAGAAAAAGTTGATGACTATCTTTCATATGTTGTTGAACAATGGATGGAAGAAAACCAAATCGCTATCGAAACTGGCCTTCGTGCTGAATTGACAGAAGACTTTATCGGTGGTTTGCGTAACCTATTTGCAGAACACTATATTGATGTTCCTGCTGAAAAAGTTGACCTCGTTGACGAATTAGCTGGTAAAGTTGAAGAACTCGAAAGCAAGTTAGACGAGGAAATCGAGCGTGGTATTGAGTTTAAGAAAGCTCTTATTGAGTCTCGTAAAAACGAACTAACTCGTGAAGTTACAGAAGGTCTCACAGCAACTCAAGTTGAAAAAATCAAATCACTCGCAGAGAGTGTTGAATTCTCCACAGAGGACGAATACAAAGCAAAACTTGAAACTATCCGTGAGAACTATTTCCCATCTGGTGTTAAAAAGGCAGATGAGAACCAATTACACGAGCAAGTTGAAGATGCTGAAGCAGAGAAGAAAGTCATTAATGACCCATTCGTAGCTGCTGTATCTCAAGCAATTTCAAAAACAAAAATTTAATTAACAAGTAATACAGGAGAGAAAAATGTATTTGTCCGAACAATTACAAAAAAAATGGGAAGGTGTGCTGGACCATCCAGATTTAGCACCAATTAAAGACCCATACCGCAAAGCGGTTACAGCTGTAGTTCTTGAGAATCAAGCTCAAGAAATGCAAAAAGCTGGTCAAATGTTGCAAGAAACAGCACCTGCTAACTCAGCAGGTACAGGCGGTTTCGGTGGCTCTGCTGCCGCAGGCGGTCCAGTTGCTGGTTTCGACCCAATCTTAATCAGTTTAGTTCGCCGTTCATTACCAAACTTAATCGCATACGATGTGTGCGGTGTTCAACCAATGACAGGCCCAACTGGTTTAATCTTCGCTATGCGTTCTACATATAGCACAGCTAATGTAACCGCAGGCGCAACAGAAGCTTTCTACAACGAAGCTAACACAGGCTTTGGTGGTGTTTTAGGTACTCAAACAACTCTCGCAGTTGGTGCAGCTACTGCTAACACATTCGTTGGTAACGCTGCTGCTTGCACAGCGATGGCAACTGCTACTGCTGAAGATTTAACATTCCAAGAAATGGCATTCTCAATCGAGAAAGTAACTGTTACTGCAAAGACCCGTGCTTTGAAGGCAGAATACTCAATCGAATTAGCACAAGACTTGAAAGCAGTTCATGGTCTTGACGCTGAAACTGAATTAGCAAACATTCTTTCTGCTGAAATTCTTGCAGAAATTAACCGTGAAGTTGTTCGCACAATCTACGGTACTGCTAAGACAGGTTGCCAAGTTGGTACAACAGCCGCTGGTAGATTTGACTTAGACACCGACTCTAACGGTCGTTGGATGGTTGAAAAGATTAAAGGTTTGGCATTCCAAATCGAAAGAGAAGCCAATACGATTGCTAAAACAACTCGTAGAGGTAAAGGTAATGTGCTTATCGTTTCTTCAGATGTTGCATCTGCATTTGCGATGGCTGGTCTTTTAGACTATCAATCAGCATTACAATCTCAAGTTAACCTAACAGTTGACGATACTGGCAATACATTTGCTGGTACAATGTTTGGCCGTATCAAAGTGTATATTGACCCATATGCACCTACATCTGCTTCTTCAGAGTTTGCAGTTGTTGGTTATAAAGGTACAAACGCTTATGACGCTGGCTTGTTCTACTGCCCATATGTTCCTTTACAAATGGTTCGTGCAGTTGACACAAACAACTTCCAACCAAAAATTGGTTTCAAGACTCGTTACGGTCTAGTTGCTAACCCATTTGCGGAAGGTACTTCACAAGGTAATGGCGCATTGAATGTGTTGTCTAACAACTACTACCGTGCGTTCAAGATTGCTAACTTAATGTAATCTTACTTCTAGTCTCAAATAATAATAACTATAAGAGACTAGAACCTTTCACTCTAAAGACCCACTTCGGTGGGTCTTTTTTTTGGAGCATAAATACCATTATGACAGCACTCAATAGAAATCCATCAAATCCAAATCCATTACAACCGAATAAGTTTATATTAAACTTTAGTAGGGCACCTGGAGTCCAGTTCTTTTGCCAAATGGTTTCGGTACCAGGTATATCATTATCTGAAGTTCCTCAAAATACTCCATTTGTAGATGTATATGTTCCTGGCGAAAAAGCCATTTACGATGTATTGAACATCACCTTTATGATTGATGAAGAATTAAAATCATGGTTAGAAATCCATGATTGGATTCGTGCTATGACTTTCCCAAAAGAATTTGAAGAATACCAAAGGTTAGAATCACTATCAAGGGCAAACATTGGTTTAGTTAAACCAAAACCACAATACTGTGATGCTTCGGTAACTGTTTTATCATCATCAAATAAACCTTATTACAAGTTTAAATTCTACGATGTTTTCCCTACCACACTATCATCATTCATTATGAATGTTTCCGATAGTCCTGAAACCATATTAACTGCCGATGCAACACTCAGGTATAGTTACTATGATGTAGAGAAATTATTTTAAAAAACGCTTGACATTTACCATGGTTTGAGTTATACTTCCTGTATAGGAGGATTATTTTTTATGGAACAAATTGACAATTTATTAGAAATGTGGCGTCAGGATTCTGAAATCGATAGAACAGAACCAGGCAAAGCATTACTTGATATTCCCAAACTCCACAGTAAATACTTAAACATTCTTTCACAACATCGCCTGTTGTCAAAGCAGGCTGAGTTTAAGTATAACAAAATGAAGCGACTAAAGTGGGAATACTATACAGGAAAAATGGATGATGACCAACTTAAAAAATATGGTTGGGA